AGTTGCCGCCCGAACCCGGGGCCGTACTCCTGGATGAAGGGGATCACCTGATCCTTGGTGAACTTCCCGAGCCCATCGGTGACCTCTCGAATGGCCGGATTCAGTTCCCGCCCGAGCATGATGGCGGCCGATTCCACACTGCCATTCATGGCATCGGTGCTGCCGGCCAGGTTGTCGGTCATCACCACCGCCACCTCAGCGGCCGTCACGGTCCCCAGCACGGCCGTCGACATCTCATCGAAGCCTTCGGCCCCAGCTTGGGCCAGGATGGCGGCGGCGCGGATGGCGTCGGAGCCGAACAGGGTTTCGAGCGCCAGACTGCGTTGCGACTCGCTGAGGTCGGCCGTCACGCGGTTCAACTCGCCCGCAATTTCGCGCAGGTCTTTAAACGAGCCGTCCGCATTCAGGAAGTTGTTATGGACCTCATTGGTGGCAAGGCCCAACTCCTGAAACATGGCCGTCTGAGCCTTGGTGGTAGGCACCAGATTCAGCAGCATCGTCTTGAGGCTGGTACCGGCGTCACTGCCTAAGATGCCGGCCTTGCCCATGAGGGCCAGGGCCACGGCGGTCTGATCGAAGTCCTGCCCGGCGAGTTTGGCGGCCGCACCCGAGGAGGCCAGCGCAAACTTAAAGTCGTTCATGCTGCCGGTCGTCGCGTTCGCAAATCCGGCCACCGCGTCCGCAACTTCGGCGGTCCTCGCGCCCTCGATGTTAAACAGCGACATCGCATTCGCGGCGAGGGCGGCGGCGGGGGCAGCTTTCTCCCCAGAGGCGGCGGCCAGATCCAGGGTGGCCTTGGCCGCGCCGGCCATAATATCGGCGGCGGATACGCCACCCTTGGCCAGTTCCCCGATGGCCTCCGCGGCCTCGGTGGCACTAAACGAGGTACTGGCGCCAAGTTCGAGCGCCAGGTCACCCAGCGCCTTCATCTCGGCGCCCCGCACGTCGAGGCCGGTGACTGCTGCGACGGCGCTTAGGGTCTTGTCGAACTCCGCCGCCTTCGATGAGGCATAGGCAAGTCCACCGGCCACGGCGGCCGCCCCGGCCACTACCGGGCCGGCCAGCCCCTGAGCCAGGACGTTGACCGAACTGTGCGCCTTAGTCGATGAGCCGTCGACCTTATCCGCCGACGCACTGACCTTATCGAGCGACTTGGCAGCCGAGTTCGCGGAGAGCGAGAGCTTGTCTTCGCCCTGCAGCGTGACCTTGACTTTGAGATCATCCGCCACCAGCGGCCTCCCTACTTACGCCTCTGGCGAGCGGCTTCCGCCTTGCCCAGCAGGTTCAGAATCTCGACCGTCTCCAGCACCTGGGCCGGGTCCGTTTCCCACAGCTCGTCCACCACGGTCGGCAGGACGTGCCAGTGGGCGGCTAACATGTGCCGCGTGTAGGCCCAAGGGACTTTCAACCCCTGCCCGGAGTTCCCGCGCGCGGTCGCGTTCAGCCATGTACTTAGCTGCGCCCGCGCAGGGCCATCGAGTTTGGGAGTATCTGCCGAGCGTCAGAAAGCGAGATGGCCAGCACATCGAGCAACTCCGCCGGAATGGCCGTCCAGAAGGCGGGGTCGTGAGCCGGCGGGAAAGGGTTACCGTCGAAGTCCTGCCAGTCGTTGTGCTCGACCACCACTTGCCGAAGGAGCCCCACCATGTTGTCCGGGACGGTCAGGTCAATCCCCACCGTGAGGCTGCGCGGGAAGTTGACCCAGTACCGAGCGCGCATCCCTGCCTGTCCGTACTCCTCCGGCATATCGACCCACACCAGCCGACGGGGCATGGCCTGGGCCGTGGTGGGTGGCACCACCGTCAGCGGCGTGCTCAACTCACGCACTCTGCGCTCGGCGGCATCGAGTTGCTGCCGCAGATCGGCATCCTCCGCATGGGTGCCGTTCTCGGTGGGTGGCGCGGTGTACGTCATCATGTCGAGTTCCATCGGGGCTCCTTAGTAGCGGGTAACCATTAATTCAGGGAGGGGTGCGGTATCCTCTGGCTCGGAGAGCGAGGAGGGCGAGATGACACGATGGTTCCCATTGACCCTGGCGGTACTGATCCTGGTTGGCTGCAGCGCACCGGCGGCGAGTGGGCCGCCAGCCCTGGGGCGCTCGGTACTGGGCTCGACTCGGGATGGTTGGATTGCCTCACGGGGGCAGCCGACCCCGATGGGCATACGGGAGCTTTTCACCCGCGATACCAAAGTCGTGTGGCTCGAGGTCGACGGCGTGCAGCGTGCCCGGCACATCGAGGTGGAGACCAGCCATGATGCCCAGCTCGATCCCGCGCGAGCCATGGTCAAAATCCACCGCCCGGCCGATGCCAAACTCATCCGCACATACACCGGCCGTGACGGGCTGATCGTCGAGGTGTTCCACAGCGAATCGCTGGCAGCGGCCATCCCCGGCGATGAGGCATGGGACGGCGAAGATCCCGGTACCTTCATCCAGGTTGCCGGGCGCGAGGGCGAGCGGACTACCCGCCGGGTGGTGCTGGCGATGGGCAACCGTCCGTAACCCATTATTCGATGGACACGAACTGGTAAAATGTATACATAGCGAAGCCCCCGCGACGGGCAAACGTCCGGGGGAATGGCACCACAAGGAGTGATCTCGTGGCACGTCCTAATTCTATCTGCAGCCTTTGTCAGACCCCGTTCTACGCCTCCCCCATCCGCATCACCTCCGGTGAAGCTCTGCACTGTAGCCGGGCGTGCCGTAACGCCGCGATGAAGAAGCCACCCACCATCTGCGCGGAGTGCGGTCTGGCATTCAGTAGCCGGCACGCGAACCCCCGGTACTGTTCGCTGTTGTGTACCAACCGGGCGCGGCGACGGAATCGTCCCCTCATTCCGTTCGAGCAGCGATTCTGGTCCAAGGTGAACCAGGCGGGACCGATCCCTCCTCACCGGCCGGAGCTCGGCCGGTGCTGGGTCTGGACCATCTCTCTCAGCATGGGTTACGGCTACATCGAGGCAGAAGACCGGAAGATCGGGTCGCACGTCGCGTCCTGGCGGCTCCACGTCGGTTTGGTCCCGAAAGACATGTATGTCCTGCACGCCTGCGACAACCGGGCGTGTGTCAATCCGTCGCATCTCTTCCTCGGTACTCAGCGGGACAACGTCCACGACATGATTTCCAAGGGACGACAAGACTTTACACACCTGCATAACAACCATATAGACTAAACCCAAGCTGCTGCGCGTGCATTCTGCGCTAAGAGCTGGAATCCCGCCGCTAATACGCTATCATATTTATACCCTAAGGTCAGGTTGTAGGTACGGGTGCCAGCATCGCTGCCCGAGATGTCAACGGCGGTCCACTTGCCGGGCAGATCCACCTTGACGAACGTCTTAAGCGCACCCTCGAGAATGTCGTTGTTACCGAACTCCAGGCGCACCAGACGGCCCGCGGTGTCGTCGGTGAACCAGTGGTTGTACTCCGCCAGGGCGGTGGCTGAGGCCGCCTCGAACACCAGATCGGCGGTCACGTCGATCTCACCGAGGGTCGCCTTGTTCATCGCGTTCACGTTGTCCGCGGTGAACTTGCGACCGAGATTGTTGTTGAACGTGACTGACCAGTTAACGAGGGTAGAGGCGATGTTGGTACTACCCGGAGTACCGCCGATGGTCTCCAGATACATCTTGGCTTCCCAACCCTGGTAGAAGTTGGGCGTCCGGTCGGTGGGGGTACCCGCGAGCGCGGTCTGCGTCATCGCCTTGGCGAACAACTCCGCCGACAGCATGTTGTCGCCGCCGGCGCTGCCCTCGATCTGTAGCGTGTTGGCGTAGACGCCACTCATCTGCCACGCGCTGGCGCCGTCGTCCCACTGGAAGGTGCCCGACTCGGGCGCAGTGCTGCCGGGCTTGTACGTGTGGAGCCGCGTGGTGGTGCCGCCGCCAGGGGTAGTCGTGGTGGGCGCCCCGATGGCGATGTTGAAGAGTTCCATGCACTCGGCGGAATCCAGCGGGAGCGACACCGTGCCGGCCGGCATCTGCGCGCCGTTGGTGATCTCCAGCACGTTGTCGCGCCGGCCCACCGCGAAGTGGTGCGAGGTGGAATCGACCGACTGTTTGAAGGAGGAATCAGACGCGTAATAGAGTTTGCGGGTGGCAGTGGCTACGGCGGTCCCATAGGTGGTCTCTTTGGCCGCCTGCCAGACTGAGCGCCAGAGGTGTCCATCTGTCGGCATACTGCTCTGCTCCTGTAAAGCAGAGCGGGGGCCTCGGGTGGCGACGGCTCCTGAATGAGGGCGGGGTCACTCGGGTGAGTGAAACGGCCAGGCTATGCGGTTGGCATCCTTTTGGTCAGTGGCTCATTATCGCACGCGCAATCACGTGCGCTTCGTAATCCCGTACCGGCCCTCGATGCGCCCCACAATCTCGAGCAGCAGCCGGCGGATCAGGAGCCAGAACTCCCGATCAGGATCAGGGCTTGGCATCGGCCGGTTTCTCGCTGCTGGCGGCGGTCGCGGGGCTCATCTCCGCATCGGTTTTGGTGTCGTACAACGGACTCTCCCGCACCAGCTTGCGCTGCTCGGTGTCGAGCGCCTGGTACTCCTCCTCCTCGAGATCCCTGTTCGGCACTCCGTGGTGGTACTCGTCAGGCTTGATGTTCTTACGCTTGGCACGAATGGCCATCTCATCCTCCTCTACGTGTTGGCATACTGCACCACGGTTACGACGATCGGTTGGAGCCGGTACTCCTGCCCCGCGAGAATGCGGTACTCCGGCGAGCTGGCCAACGACAGGTCGAGTGATCCGCTTTTGACCTGGGTGGTCGCCTCTAAAAAGAGGCCCGTGCCGTTCTTCCGCGCCGCGTAGAAATCTGCCACGAAGTCGTCCAGGGCCGCCGCTACCGTCGTCTCCGCGGTGGCCTCCGCTCCCTGGACGCGGTAGCCGATTTCGATGAAGTAATCCGCCTCGCGCTGTAACAGCCCGCTCGCCTTGTCGATGATCCGCTGACCGCTGACTGTCACATAGGCCGACACCCGATTACTGAGCGACTCCGGCACACCGGTTCGCACATCCTGAATCCCCGTCACGCTGCCCAGCATGGTGGCGAGCGCCGTGAGCGGGGCACTCGTGGTGAAACTCAACGGGGCCTCCTCGTCAGGATCGACCGACGTAACGTGCCCGTCACTACCACCACCAACGCTTTTGCCCGCGCTTCCACGTCATAGCCGGAGGCGAGTAGGGCGTCGATCGCCGGCTTGCCGGCCTTGAGCGCCTGACTGATGCGCTGCGGGATCTTCGGCTCTACCTGAGCGAGTGCCCGCGAGAGATAGAACACGCCACCCGCTCGACGTGCCCGCCGTCCGCTGCGATGCCGTCCGGTCTCGATGCCGTATGAATATGCGACCGAGCTGCCGACAACCACGGATTTCCCATCGGCAGACTCGGCCGTGTTCTCCAGCTTGTGCAGGTAGCGCTGCGCTTCCTTCAGCCCGACCACGTGTACGCCCGCCATCAGTCGGCCCGCACGAGGTCGATACGCTTCTGGATCACGCCGCCGAACAGACGGATCACGCCATCGGTGCCATGCACACAGTTCCAGCGCAGCCCTCCAGAGAGGATCTGCGCGCCATCGGGGATCGTGGTCGCGGGGTCATAGTGGAGATTGCGGATAGCACCCAGCTCCGCCCGGTCCAATCCCGTAGCCGCCGGCTGTCGCCCCACATGGAACAGGCGACAGCGCACCCCAGAAGCCGCCAGCACGGTAAACGCCCCAGTGCTAGGGTCTTCCGTGTAGACGGACAGGGTTTCGTCGAGCCCGATGGTCACGCGATCACCACCCGCCTCGATCCAATCAATCGGATCACCTCGTCAGGAATATCCCCGACCGCTCCATCCGCGAACTTGACCGACAGCTCACCGCCCACGCCGAACTGCTCGACGCCCGCAGGCACGCCCGCCACGCTCGACTGCATCCAGTGCGCGACCAGTAGCGTGGTAGCGCGCTTGATGCGGCCAGGCACCGTGATAGCCGGCGTGTAGTCCACGAGCACCTCACCGTAGCGGTAGAGCGCCAGGCGAAGCTCACCAGTGGTCAGGCTGATAACGTCGTAATCGCTGCCACTGGTCAAGGTCACCAGTGGCTCCCCCACGGCGCCATAGGTCTGACGGATGCGCTGGATGCTGGCCATCGGCGCCTTCCGCAGATATACGGTCGGCCCCTCGATCCGGTGCCGCTCGCCCGTGATGGCCGTCGACGCCTCGAACGTGCGCCCGGCGTAGTGGTCAATCCAGTCCTGGGCGCTGACAATGTAGTCCGTAGCCTGGGTCGTTTGGGCTCCTGAAAAGGTCACGCCCATCTCGGTGGCCACGTCGGAAGCCACACAGTACGCCATATCAGGAGCACCGCCGTATGTAGCTGGGGATGCAATACGGCCGCGTCACGCTCGGAGTGGCCGTCACCGTGGCGGTCTGCGTGGGAGTGCTGGTAGCGGTAACGGTCGGGGTCCGGGTGCTGGTGGCCGTCCCGGTCGCCGTGTGCGTGGCCGTGGCGATCGGGGTCGTCGTCAAGGTCGGGGTCAACGTGGCCAGCGGCGTGGGTGTCCCGAAGACGAAATCGCGGTGTGCGCGGCCTTCAACACTTAGGCTGCCGTCCGATGCGAACAACCAGGCCGCGTGCCCGTTCTGGTCACAGGCTTGGCGGACGTTTCCGAAGTAGAGCGCCATCGTCACCCCGAGGCTGGCAAAGGTCTGGAGCCCGGCGAGCGTGTAGTGGTAGCGGTCCGCTTCACTCTGCCCGGCCGGCGTGCACGTCGGGTCAAACTGCTCCGCCCAGTGCGACCATTCAGTCACGGCGATGCCCCACCCGTGCGCACTGGCGTAGGCGGCTGCCATCTGCGTCTGACTGGCGAGCTGCGGCTCGGTCGAGGGCAAGTCATACGAGGACTGCGGGTAGAAGTGGAAGTTGAGGTCGTGCATAAACGGGAGCGTGCCGTACTGCTGCTGATGGACCGTCAGGAACCGCTGGTACGCCTGTTGCCCCGTCACGATGTCCGGCGCGCAACAGTAGGCGGTCCAGCCGATCACCGATGGGCCCAGGATGCGGGCGGTCGGATCAGCCGAGCGGATGGCATTCACCTGTCCCGCGTACCACTGCGAAAACAGCACCGCGTCGGCGTCGGTGGTCAGCCCGCCATCCTGCCAGCGGGAATTGGCCTCGTTCGACAGAAGCCACGCGAGCCCCTTGGTCTGCATAGCAGCCACCTGCGCCTGCGTCACCGAGCGCCACGGGTAGCGCAGCAGGCGCACGCGGTTGGGCTCGCCATTCGCGGTCGGCTCCGAGGTGTACTGCTGATAGACCGTGCCGCCGTAGGACGCTAGCTCTTGTGCGGGAGACTGGCCAGGAGCCACGACGTTATGGCCGATGAGCATGGTCCCCGCCTGCACAGTCAGCATGGAAATCGCCCACAGGGCCAACATGGCGCACGGAGCGAGCAGGTAGCGCATCAGCCCCGCCCCAGCAGCACGCACAGCACGGCCAGCCCCAGGAATGCCAGGGCGGCCAGTCGCTCGCGTGCAGCGCGTGTTCGCATTGGTTACTTGCCTGCCCGATCACGCATCATGCGCACACACTCACGGAAGGCTTCGACGATGGCGTCTTCGTCTCCCTCAAAGCCAGCGTCGTCCACTCCCCAGGACAAACGGCCTACGACCTCGCCATCTCGATAAGCCGTAAAGGAGTGAGAGCCGATCGCAGCTCGTGTTTGGTAACCGCGTGCTTCGTCGGGAGCGGCTACGTGAAAATGCGTCTCACTAGCCCCTTCCGTCCCAGTCCCCACACCCGCTCGAATTACCAGCGTCGGCGGGCCTGCCATCGGGATCAGATCAGGATCTACTGCAAATCGCATCGCTACTCCCTCTCGCATCGGTTACTCGGCTCCCACTTCCACTGGCAGCACGTGGTGGCCATTGTTGATGGGATTGACCACCTCCCGCATCCCGTATCCATACCCGTGCGGCTCGTTCTCTGGCTGCGATTCCTCGACCGTCTCGATCAGTTCCGGCGTCACCCCGTAGACCTTGCGGCCGTCGAGGCGGAGCTGCGTGCCGGGGGCAATGCCCATGTCCGACAGCAGCAGCTCGATCTCGTGCAGCGCCTCGTCGCGTTGCTTGACGCGGTATTCCAGCGCGGCCGCTTCGGCGTTGGTCATCTCGTGTAGAAGTTGCTCGTCCACGCGTACTCCTTACGTCTGTGAGAAGAGGCCCAGGTTTTGCAGCGCCGTGATGACCGCATCGGTAGATGAGCCAGTCGCCACTGTTTGACGAGCCACCGCCGCGACCCCGTAGAAGCCGATGCCGATAGCCGTGGCGACCGCCTGCACGCGCATCCCCTCGGTCTGCGTCTGTGCGCCATTGCCGCTAGCTACCTGAATCGGCGCGTTGAGGATGAGCGGAACGGTTGCGCCCGTACCCGTTCCTGCGCCTGGCTGGAGCGTCCCACTCGCGCCCGCCACGTTGGTGTCCGTGCCGGAGCGGCTGGACTCCCCGATGGTGAGGGTGTTGGCGATGGGAGAAGCGGAGTTGGCGGCGCCGATGCGGAGGGATGCCGCGCCCACGCGGCCGAGGGTGATATCACTAGCTCCCTGCCACGTAGATGCAAACCCTATCTGAGTAACGTTTACATGATCGGTAATGCGAATACCGTTATTGCCCCCAGTAACAATATCAAGAATATTCAACCCAGCTTGACTTATAATAACACTCGTAGTAGTACCTAAATATAAAGTATTTGTGACCAGCAATGGTGACGCTGACGTATTCAACGTTGACGTTAGCGTCAGCCGCGTGGCGTAGGTCTGCGTCGTGCTGCCACTGGCCACGGCCGTCGCGGTCTGGAGGATCAGGCTGCTGCCCGTCGCGTTGCCAGTGCCCAGCCCCGAGCGGATGGTGCCACTCGCCCCCGCCACGTTCGTATCAGTACCCGGACGGCTCGCCTCGCCAAGGGTGAGCGTCTGCGCGATCGGCGTGGCGCTGGGCGCGGCTCCCAGGCGCAGCGAGGCGGCGGCCAGGCGGGCGAGGGTTACGTCCTGGTTGGCGGTGTCCAGCACAAGGGAGTCAAATTTGCCCGCGCCGGCGTAGATGCCGGTGAAACCAATAGAAACCGGAGCTTGTAAAGTCACGGTGCCCCCTCAGCGCAAGTACATGGTGACGACACCCTGCTTGGCGTTACCCGCATTCGTGATACTGAGGCTCAGCACGCTATCAACGAACACCGTACTGCCGTAGGTGTTCGATCCGACTACGGTCTGGATCACGGGCACGAATTGCTCCGAGCTCGTGGTGTCGCGGTCGGCCCCCGTTCCACCCAGCACGTCTACCCCGTCCGCATCGGTAATCACGACATCGTAGTTATCGGTCGGCGCCGTAGCCCCTGGGTTCGTCACCACCCGCAGGATCTCGCCGGTTATCCGCCCCGTATCGGTGCCACTGACATTCCCGGACGCGTCGGAGGTCCAGGTCCAGACAACACGTTGCATTCCCGCCGGTCGGTCATAGGTGATGGCGACGGTGCCAGCCATTTACCGGCCCTTGTTTGCGGGCGGCTGACGGATCGCCTTGTCATCCTTGGGCGGCTCAGCCTTGCTCTCGGCCTCCTCCTCGAGGGGGTCCGGCTCCGGAGGGGGCGAGTCCTCCGGAGCCGGTTCGACCACGGGAGAGGGGGCCGATTGCGGATCGAGCAGGCCGTATTTCTCAGCCAGCTCGAGGGGGATCTCACCGTTCTCCCCGCACAGCACGAAGGCGGCTTCGGTCGAGGATTCCGGCACGAGCTTGGATTTGTCGAAGTTGACGTACAGCCGCTCTGGAGAGCGGTACATGCCCGGACTTGGCATCCCACTGTCCTCCCGAATGATCGCCATGCTTTAGGTCACGCTGCCGATGACGGTGTAGCTGGGCGCCGCCGCCGTGCCAGTGTTGACGTAGTTTTTGCCATTCGCCGTATCCACCACCAGCGTCCCCGCCGGCGCTCCGATGAACGCCGCGGTCACGCCCGGCGTGGTCTCTGCGATGCTCAGGGTGGCGGTGCCGGTCAGCGCGTTGGTGTCGACCGTGACCAGCGGCTGCGCCCGCTTAGCGAGATTGGCGCCGCTGAAGGTCAGGAGGAAGTTCCCGACCCCCGCCGTCAGGGTGCTGTCCGACGCCACGATACCGACCTTGCCGACGTTCTTGAGGCCCTGCGTGCCCGGCGTGGTGCGAGCCACCGAGATGTCAGCGCCGGTCCGGTTGTCGACCACCTCGAGCGCGAGCTGTGGCCCGAACGCCGCGAAGGTGACGGTCAGCGTACCCACGCCTGCCGTCATGGTCCCTACAGCCGTCACAACGCCGCTAGTGCCGATGTTGCTGAGGGCCTCGAGCGCGGTATCCACGTTGTCGCGCAACGTGTTGTTCGTCGCTGACCACGTGATAGCGGCAGTCCGCTGGCCGGCCAGGCGCAGACGGAACGTGCCCGAGGGGGTGGCCGCAAACGTGATCGTCTGCACCTCGGCCGTACCCTGGAGCGCGTTGTTGACGTTGGCCAGCAACGTGGCGTTCGTGGCGGACCACGCGATGTCACCGGTCACATGCCCTTCGTAGGCGAGCTTGAACGTGCCGCCGGTGGCGTCGATGGTGGCGGTCTGGACTTCATCGGTGCCGGCCCCCGGCGCCCCGCTCATGCGGTAGGCCCTGGTAGTGGCGCCCTCAATCGTAGGCAATTTGGACTCCCTTCTAGTGGCTACTAATGATCGTCAATAACCACTAAATCGAGGTAACTGTGCAAAATGCACTCGGACGATAGCAGGCAAGCGCCAAACGAGACTCAGCCATGATTTTTACTCTGTTATAGAGGAAATCAGAGCCGTCCTCGGTGGCCACCGTGATGTTGATGCCCTCACGTCGGAAGACTTCTGCCTGGGTGCTGAACGCCCCGACTAGCGCCGTGTTCTCGGTCATGGCCGTGGTGACCCGCACCGGCAGTCCCCAAATGCGATCCGGTCCCTCGTCGGAGGGGTTGCCCCAAATGTAGATGCCGTCGAGGGTCCGCAGGAGCTTGAGGTCGGTCCAGTCATTCGGATGAAACACGACCCCCGACGGCTCGCTGAACCCGCTACCGGCCGAGCCACGCACCTTCTGCATGGCCTTGTACACGGCGTCGGGGGTCGGGTCCGCGCCCTTGGCCTGGGTCTGCACACTGCGCGACAGGATGCCGGGGATGTTGGGCGCCACGCCGTCGCCAGAGAGGATCTGCGCCTCTTCAGCCCGCTGCACCATGTAGGCCAGCCGACCCCGCACGGTGCTCTCCACCATCGGGATGTCGTCGAGGGCTTCCTTGGTCATGGGCACCCAGGTAGCAATCTTGCGCACCGTCTCGGTGCGCAGCGTCCACGCCAGCGCGGATTCGGGCTTGAGGGCGGACTCGGCCACCGTGTCAGCCGCGTTGGTCAGGGTGGTCTCCTCGAAGTAGTCGATGGTCGGGCGATCGGTGCTGCCCTGCATCATCAGGTCCATCACCGTGCGGGTCTCGACGCCCATGTCCTGGGTGCCACCCCGGGCCGCCTGGGGGGTCATGGAGCCGATGGTGATGATCGTCTTCCAGCTCACGCCGGGAATCTCGAGGCTGAACGAGCGCAGGCCACCGTCGCGGAACGCCTTGTACTGGCGGTCTTCCTGCAAGAGGCGGCGGAGGTCGCCGGGCTTGAAGGTCTTCGACTCGCTGGCCAGACCAGGATGCAGCATGTTGCCGGCCGGGGTCTGCGCCACGCGGATGGCCCGCTCATTGTCCTGGGCGATGCGGGCCGCGTGGGCCAGGTCGGATTCCTTGGCCGCCAGGTCGTTGATGATGGCATCGCGCCGGCGGATCTCGGCCACCTTGGCGGACGAGTCCATCATGCCGAGCAGAGTTACCTTATCCATGTCGAGGGATTCGCCGGCCTGCTCATAAATGTCGTGCAGATCCTTGCGGCGGGCGTCCAGTTCTTCTCGAACGTCAGTCAGGGAGGTCAAGGGCGTGCTCCTTCTAATGCCACTCCAGCCGAGTGGTTGAGATCCCGGTGCAGCGCGTCGAGGGTCTGGAAGCGGGCGAACATCGCCCGGAGCTCCGCCTGTTGCGCCTTCTCCGGGTCAGGGGTGATGGCCGGCTCGGTGGCGGTGAGCAGGGAGTCGAGCTGGCCTGCCAGTTCGTCCATTTGCTCGCGCAGCGCATGGAGTCGGCGTCGGTTCGCCTCGGACAGCACGCGTCCGGACTTCTGGCGGAGATCCGCTATCTCGCGGGCCCGCTCAGCAACGGCGGAGGAGTCGAGCAGCACGCGCTCGAACTGATCCGCAAAGCGCTCGGTGATGGGTTCGGGGTCATCGTCTTCGGGCTCGGGGTCCGGTTCGGGCTCTGGAGGAGGGGCAACCTTGAAGCCGGGCACGGTCCACAGATTGACGGGCCGCTCGGTATAGGGGTGCGATTTGATGCCGGTTACCTGGGCGAAGGAGTCGGCCGGGATCGCCACCAGCGAGGTCTCGAATACCTCGATCTCTTGCAGCTCCCGGGTCACGCCATCCTTGCCATCGCGGTCGGCCCACTGGTGCGCCAGGTAGCCGATGGACAACCCCATTGACTTGCCCCGCGCAATGCGCTCGGCGGCAATGGTGCGGGCGTTCTGCGCTTCCGGGGTGCTGTGGAAATCAGCCGTGATGTAGAGGCCGGTACGGTCCTGCTTGGCGGACGCTACCGTGCCGATCATGGTCTCCCAGTCATGCGACCAGGCAATAAACCCATTGTCGACAAAGCGGCTCAGATGCTTGGTGTAGGCACCAGGCGCAATGGTGTCACCGTAGGAGTCGACGTTGCCGAAGGTCGAGGCGTATCCGGCCAGGGAGCCGGTACCGTCACCGCTAACCTTCGCTTCGGTGAGCGGCAGGATTTTCCATTCGGGAACGGGCATAGAAATGGCCCCCAAGTGCTGCGACTTGGGGGCCACGATGCAGCGTGGGCACGAGTTACCCGATATGCAATTGAGGGAATAGTACCACAGTTACGGACTAGGCTGGCCTGCGACCGGCTCGCTCTGGTTCCGAGCCTTGCACCGAGGGCACGTAACGCACCACGGACGCGAGGCTTGCTCGATCAGCAAACGTCGGCAACGCCAGCAGCGGACATCGACATCCGTCACCAGCGCCGGCCGCTCCATCTGCGCCACGCCGTCAGCGGTCACTCGGCTGGCTCCCGCTTCGACCATTGCACGCAACCAAACGTCTCATGCGTAGCTAGTCCTGCCATGTACTGCTCACCGTCAAAGCCCATAGCGAGCGTCGTGGGTTCCATCGGACTGAGGCCGTTTAACAAGGCGGGGCCTTTGCCACTCTCCGCCCACGCCATATCACAATGGCCCCAATCAGCCGGGTATCTCTCGACCGGATTCCGCCACCAGCGACAGGTCAAGCACTCGCCTTCATGATTACTCATTCGGCGGCATCCATCTGCGCGTACAGATCCTCGGGCGATTCCTTGACCCAATACCCGAGCGGAGCCCCGAGCATATCAATCGCAGAGCCCCCCTCGTGCGGACGGATCGACACGATAAAGTCGATCCGGAATCGCCCTTCGCTGCCATCCTGAAACGTGGCGCGGATGAAACCGCTCACGCCGTCACCAGTTCCCGGTGCTCGACGTGCCCGTTGTGGCTGGTCGCCTCGCGCCGCCAGAGCATCCGCAAAGGTCGTTCTGCCCCACTGCCCACCATACGCATCTCCCGACGGAACCAACGCCATTCCCGAAGACGATACGCCCACCATCGGAGTAGCCCCTGGTCATCACGATAGACAAGGATGGGCGCTGGTGCTCGCGGACGATCCGCCCCAAACGGAATCCACTGCGCGACCTTACGAACAGACTCTGTGCGAAACGTCCAACTGGCGGGATCTATATCGGGATACCGATTGCGCAGGTGTTCGCGCATGAGGTCATCCGTCATAGGAGCATTGGTCAAAGTGACCGGCTCGAAGTAAGAGATCGTCACACCCCCACCAACTCTTTCGCCTCGACGTGCCCGTTGTGGCTGGCCGCCTGGATCTGTGAGGCACGGGTCAGGGGGCTTGGGCAGACCCGGCAATTTGGGTGCAGGAGGGTGAGCCCCTTTGCCTCTGCCAGTGGTAAACGCTTCCCGTTGCGGTCAACACAACCCGTGAACGCACCATCCGCCCCATCAGGGTCGATGATCTCGACACCAACAACCACGCCGCTCGCCTCGAACGAGAGCATCGAGGCGTCCACGGTGGCCCGGCCCAATTCGGTACGCGCAATCACCCGAGCACGGGTCTCGCTAAACTGCGTCATCCGCTGCACCCGCACCATGAGCTCGTCCACGCCCTCGCCCAGCGCCTGCCCCTCCTGCAGCGTGTGGGCAATCGCCCGCTGGGTGGTCTCCGTGATGCCGACGATGTTCTGGCCCGCTTGCTGGAGGTAGGCCCGAGTCAAGGGGTCGTCAATCTCGAACGAGGTGCCCAGCACATCCTGCGCCACGTTGTGGGTGCCGTTCAGCGCCTGCTGATACGCCTTGTGGAACAGCGATTCGAGTAACCGCTGCTCCTCGTTCCAGTCGAGCACTTCCTCACCGGCTTTCGTCTCATGGAACGGCGCCGCCTTCAGCGTGCCCCGCAGTCCAGCAATCAAGCGCGATTGCTGCCCGCTGAGATAGTTCGCTACCTGTCGCTCAAAGGGCGATTGCAGGCGCGCGCGCAGACGGTGGATGGCTGGTACATAGTTGGCGGCGTCCTTCGTCTCCAGCGTGCCCCACAGCGCGTCTGAGAATGATTTGGGGATGTCGTCATCCTCAGTGTCCGGCTCGGTGGGGGCAGACTCAGGGGCGACCGGCTCAGGCACCACACCAATCATGTCCGCCGTGGTCGGCGTGACGTTGATCGGCAGATAGTACACATCGCCGTCCGGGCCGATGGTCTCCAGACCCCGCATCTCGAGCGACTGGTTCAGCGTGATCCCGCCCTTGGCCAGCGCATCGTCTACGCGATGCCACAGCGCGTTCTGGTCGTCCTGCAGCGCCCGCACCGTGGAGATGTCGAAGTCGAACACATCGCGCCGGGGGTCCGCGAACTGCGGCATGAGCTGGCGCTGGATCTCGCGGGCGAAGAAACGCCACGCCGGGATCAGCACGTTCTCGGTGGCCTGCTCCTTGGCCTCGCGCATGTTGTTGTACGTCGATCGGTCCAAGCCCGCCCCGAGCCCGCACACGACAGCCGGCACGCCGATCACCGCCGAGATCCGTTCCTCGGGCACCCGGCGCAGGGTCTTGTAATCCATGTCGGAGGGGTTGAACGACATGAACTGGACCTTCGTCCGGCCGGACATTACCAGCGGCTCACCTCGATGGTCGCCGGTCGTCTTCTGGTAATAGTTCGTCTTGATCTTGTCGGCTTCGGGTTCGTCAATGCTATCTTCGTCGTCCGGCGAGATCATGACATGCGGGCCCGCGCCATTCGCCAGCAGGTTGGAGCTCCAGGTGGCCGCTTCATCGTCGGTGAAGATTTCCCGCAGCAGACAGTCCAGATCACTCGAGCCCTTCTGCGGATACTTGGGGTCCAGGCCGTTCCTAAAGTGGACGACATCGGTGATCTCGAGGCGGATAGGGTCACGCTCGGGACGCGGCCGGTACTCATAGTGCGAGATGAACGTGCCAGGATCATCGCCCTGGGCCGGCTCCATCATGGCGGACGGTGCCCACCAGAGCTGTACGGGTCGGCCCTGTGTGTTCTTGAGCACGATCCAGTAGGCGTTACCCCTGCGCCATTCGCGGTAGGTGGCATCGAATAGGGTCAGGCTGGAGTAGAAGGGGTTGGGGGTGTCGAGCAGTTCGACCAGCGGGTGATTGTCTACCGGATCAAGTTGGCCTTTGGCACCACGTCGACGGACTCGGAGCTCAGCCTCGGGGAAATTGTCGGTGATCCAGCGGAACTGGGCCTGGACGATGCTGTTATGGCTACCATCGCCCTGGTACTGGCTGTAGTCGGAGCGGGAGAGCCCGTGCACCCAGCCCCAGCCCGGACCGAATAGCTGGGATGAACGGCCGAACACCATACGGCTGACCGCCTTGACCCTTGCCCCGATCCGGTTGAGCAGCCCTGGCAATCCGTTACTCCGCGCCTGACTGCCGATACTTTAGCACGTTGCGTAATTGCGCAATGGTCACCACACCCCTCCGCGCCGCTTGCGCCCCTCGGACAACTCGGTTATCGCCCACACTCTCGCGTCAACCTCATCATCATTTTCATTGCTGACCGGGAATGAAAACATCTGATCCTCGAGGGTCGGGAACTGCCCAACGTGGTGCACGCGCCCCTGCTCATCGAGCGTGGCGATGGGCTCCGCGCGCACCGTCTTGCCCCGACTGGCGGTGATCTTCTTGACGGGCAAGTCACGCCGCAGTGAGTGCAACGTCGAGATGACCATATCGCCCCCATTATTGGCCTCTGCGATCACCTTGTCAGCGGCATACTCGTCGTACCAGTCGATCGCCTTGTTCGCCCAGCCGGACGGGCTCAGCCGCACGCCAGCCGAGCGCAGCACGTAGTAATCGCCATCCTCGCCCAAACCCGCCACACAGAGCCCGGTGTAGTCACTGGTAGCCTCTGCGGTAGCCGCCGGGTCGATGGCCACCACGATCCGAGACAGCGGTGGATGCTCGGTCACCCGGTTGGCCTCGATCCACGACGCTTGCCACAACGCCCCCTCGACATCCTCGAGCAACTCCCCGCCGAGTTCCTGCCGCCCGAGCCGGGTGCCGCCGTAGTCCTCGTACAGCGCCGAGCGGACATCCGCATTCAGGTGTGGGTTATCGTCCGTAGTCGCGCGGCGCACCACGGTCCGCGGGTCGTTGATAAGCTGCTTGAGCAGCTTACGCGGCTTGGGAGTGGTCGAGGCCACCACGCGAGGATGGGTACCGATCCGCAATCCATAGCGCATGTGTTGCCAGCACTCATCGAGATACCGCCACGCCGCCAGCTCCTCCGCCCACACCAGCGAGCGATTCCCACCGGCTCGCAACCGCTCGACATCCTCGGGGCTCGAGGCGCCGAATAACTTCGCCTCCGAGCCATTCGGCCAATACACATGGAGCCCGCCAGCCCCCCCGCGCAACATCACACGGGGGTTATGCGCCTTGAGTCCCGAGGGGCCATTGACGCACGCCTCCACAGCATCACCCAGCGTGGGGGCAATGATGGCAATCCGAGTACGCTCACGCCGAGCCTGCTGGTCGATATAGTGCGCGGCACCATCCGTCTTGCCGGAACCACGCCCACCGAGAAGCAAGAGGAGAAACCAGTCGGTCCCTTCGGGAGGGATCTGGTGCGGGAGCGGCTGCCAGACTTTGCCGGTGGCATGGGCGGCCTGCCGCATCCGGGTGATGACGACCGCCTCATGGGCGAGTTGCTCGGCTTCCTGGCGAGGGGCAAGCAGTGGTTTAGCGGACACCGATCCTCAGCAGTTCCTCGGCAGCCTGCACCGCTTCCTCGGGGTCTAGCCCTTCTTGCTCAGCCAGTTCGCGCACCCGGTGGGTGATGTCGATCTTCGACGGGGCATCGAGTCCGAGATACTTCGCCCGCCGATCCTGAATTGCGAGCAGCCGGTCGATCGCCAGCCACTTGCCGGCCAGGATCTGCGGCCAGATCGCCTCTTCGGCCGTGGCCAACCGAGCGAGCTCCTCCGCTACCCACTGATCCACGTGCGCGATCCGCTGCTGATGCCACTCGGCGCGTACCACTGCGACATCTCGGGCAATGGTTCCGAGGCTCACTCCCAATGATCGCGCCATCTTCCGCTCACTGTTGCGCGCCAACAGCATCTCCGCAACTCGAGTGCGGCGTTCTTCGATGTCAGCGCGGAGCGGTTGCATGTTCAGTCCTCATGTGTTCCAGTGTCTTGCCCATAGTCTACTCCGTCACCCGGCCCTCCGCACCGCGCTGCCCTCGGGACGGGGCACTCCCCGCAGCCGCTTGACTCCGGGCTGTTGCTGGTAGAGCTCGCCGGCATCAGCTCGGTGTTGGACAGCCCGGGACAACGCACAATGTTTGCACGTCTCTGCTCGCTTGCCCGTGCCGTTCAGTTTGTGGAAATCCTCGAGCGGGTAAGTGTCGTGGCACTCGGCGCACTGGCGCTTAGTCTCTGGCCCGGTCCGGCCCATTAAGCTCGTCGGCCTGGCGTGGGGCAAGCCGACCACCTTCTGGCGAAACGCGCGTGAGCACATGATGCAGACGTAGCCGTCACCATCAGGATCCGGCCACAGGTCGCCATTGCAGTTCGGGCACCCATGCAGGATGTAGCCCATGTCAGCCCTCCCATCCTCGTAATTCGACCAGGTGATAGCCCCGCCGCGTGTTGGGCACGGCCCGCACGCCGTAGGGCACGATGCGTCGATTGAGCAGCCCGACCATGCTCTGAATGGCCGTAATCTCGGATACGCCAATCGACGGCCAGACGGGATCGGCCAGTTCGTCATAAGTGGCCACGCCGGGGTGCGCGAGCAAGAGCGCCACCAATAGTTCACGCTCCCGAGGACTCAAGGCGGTCAAGAGAGGCACCGGCACGATCTTGCCCTGCGCGGTGTAGCCCAATGGCCCGACCCAAATGGTTCCAGCGGTCAGGGCCTGCAGTTGCGCATCTGACACGGCTGCACAACGCGAGCAACAGACCGCCCGCTCTCTCTGCAACACCGGCGGGAACCGATCACCCACCCTGCACCCCCTTTCGTCTCGCGCTGACTTGCCCCGCTCCGTCCGGCGGGCGAATCGAGGTCCGGAGATTACGGTGATACTCGCCGTGCTGAGCGCGACACCGCTCCGAGCACCACTTGGCATCTGGTCGCCGGGGTCGGAACCGCTGCTTACACCACGGGCAGGACGGCTGATACCGGCGTGAGTGGGTCGCCTGGCGCACGGCTCGAGCGATGGTGGACCGTCCATAGCCCGGATACTTCGCCGCTAGTTGCGTATAGGACAGCCGCCCCGTCCAGTGGTCCGCCGCCATGCACGCCAGGAGCTCCGAGGGGATGATGGTCCCCACCGCATACTGCCGCTCGCGTTCCGATCGACGGGCGTTGGTTGCCAGTTGCCGACAGGCCTCCTGGCAATAGCGACGGTCACTCCGGCCGCCCGTCGGGATGGGCTGCCCGCAATCGTGATACTGGCAGAGAGTGGACATAACGCCGCCTACGCCCCGCCGTCCGCGCGCCTGGTGAGCGCCTCGCGGAGCGTGTCCACGGTGAGCTGTGCGCGGTCCATGACCTCCCGCATCACCTCGTCAATCGGTGCGGAGTAACGCCACTCCTCCAGATCCAGCGCCATTTGTGCCGCCGCCGTGAGCCGGGCATTCTCCGCGGCCAGGGCGTCGAGGTGGACAAGGAGTAGCCAGTCATATTCCACGTCGTCGCCCAAGAGCACATCGAGCACACGGCCTTGCTCATCGGTCAAGGGCTCACCGCACACCAGAGCGCGCACCGCCTCCAGTTCAGCCGCCGTGAGCCGCGCGTCACGCGGCGCCTCGGGGGCTCGCTCGTCGGTCATCGTGTTCTCCCCGCCACAATCTCATCTGCAATCTCTGCCACGTTCGATGGCCGTGCCAACCGATAGCGCACTTCCCGACAACGCTCTACCATGTCCCTCCAGACTTCCTGCTCGGGTTCCAACTGCTCCATCTCCTTTTTGCATTCGATGATCCAGAGCACCGGATAGGCAGCGATGGCGAGATCCGGCCACCCGCGCTTCGACTTACGGCTGTCCGTCTCGTGGTGCCAGGACACACAGAGCGCGTCGGCAGTGTCCGTCAACGTCCTCTGTACCGCGCTTTCGAGTTGCGCTCGCCAGAGAAGCTCCTGGCTCGTTAGACGCCGCCCCATCGCCGCTCAGCCCTCGCCGCGCCGCGTCACCCGCGGTCCTCGGGCGCTCATCGCCGGTCCTCGGGAGCCAGGTACGGCAGGCTGATCGCGTCGAAAAACGATTCCTCGGTCGGCGTGTCGATGACGCGACCATCCCCGCCGAATAGTTGCCCATCCTTGACTCGGTAGCCGGGCGGCAACATGCCGTGCAGCAATTCGCTCCGATCACTCGGCCCTTGAATGCGAAACGGCTGCGTCCTCGACATCACCAGCCGATGGGACCACTCTGACGGGCCGGTTCGGATAGCCATGATGACCCCGAATTGCGCGGGGGCGACGACCGAGAAAAGATCCAATCCGAATCCGAAGTAACTCAGCCGCTTGTACCGCTCACCCACAGCCCGTCGACCGTTCTTGTCGAGCCGGGTGCCCAGCTCGTCATTGACCAACATCGCCTCGATATGGTCATCCAGTCGGTTGACCGTGAACACGTCGTCCCCGAACAACGTGCCGCCGGTCTCTTGCTCGATCTTGGGAATGCACACGATTTCGATATCACCACAGGTCGGCGCCTTCCGTCGTACCGATCCCGCGATACAGATTTCCTCGCAGTACGGCGTCAGCAATCCCACCACCGCCTGTGCGAGCACCGTTGCCTCCGCCAACCCCATCCGTTCCGTTGCTGTGCCCATCCCACACCCCTCCCGTCCGCGCCCGCCGCACTCAGCGGTATTCACCCAGCCGAATGGCCCTGGCCATTTCTCGCAATGCCCATCGGGTCTCACTGTCCACCTCGTAACGGAACGCCTCACCCTCTAACCAGTAGGCGATCTGCTGTACCTGCTCGGTCAGAGTGCTGACCCCGTTCGGCGTGGCAGGAATGGCATCCTCGATGTCGTCCAGCGTGCTCTCCAGATCGCTGAGCGCACGGCGCACGCTGTCAATCTCGTACTGCAGGTCCTCCACGCTCTTGGGCTTCTTCGCGGTCATCGCCATGTCAGTTCTCCTCCCCCTCCCGTCTGCCCGGCGCTCCCATCCGCGCTCCCTGGCTGCTCGTGCATCGTTAGGACACCTCCAGACCGGATAGGCTGAACAGGTCATCGACTGGTGGCGCCGTCACTTCCGACTGGATCTTGGCGACGTTGGCTTGGCTCTGCTGGTAGTAGCTTTCCTTGAGCTCGAATCCCACCGCATCGCGCCCCTGCTCGATGGCCACGTAGGCGCTCGAGCCGATGCCCATAAACGGGTCCATCACCACCTCGCCCGGATTGCTGTAGAGCTTGATGTTGCGGCGGATCACCTCGAGCTGCAGGGGACACACGTGGCGCTCGTCATCCTCTTCCCGCGCTGAGCGCCAGCCGTCCAGGGTGTCGATCTCGAGGATGTCAGTCCAGCACCCGTGCGCCCAACTGATCCACTCATCAGTGCTTACCCAGCCATCAGGGTTGAGTTCCGGGTGGTAGAGACATTGCACACCTTTGGGATGCTCGCCGGGCTTCTTGAACCACAGGATGTAGTCATTCGGGCAACTAGCCAGCCGTCGCCCGTCGCGGCGGCCTGTCACGAACATCAGGCTGTGCAGCTTCTGCGTTTGGGCGATGCGCTGGGGATTCTTGTTAATCGCCACCTCGCCCACCCAGTCGAACCCGCCGGCCATGAGGATGTCGATCACCGCCCCGCGGAAATCGCGGCGCCCCATAAATCCGTGCTGCACCTTGTAGGTCAAAAGCTGCTGGATGTGGATCGCCACGATGGTCCCCGGCTTCATCACGCGAAACACCTGCTCGGTCCAGAAGCGCATGTGCAGCCCGAAGGTCGACCCCACAAAGTCGAGCCCCGCATCTGGCGAGTTACCGACGTCGGCCGTCTTGCCGGAGTACATGAACAGCGAGGCGAACGGGATGCTGGTTACCAGGAGGTCGACCGACTCCGCCGGTAGCTTCGCCATGCCGGGAATGCAATCCTCGTTGAACAATTCCACCAGCGATTGATGATCCGGTCGCGGGAAGCCCTTCGAGTCACGCTGGCGGCAGAGGTCGCTACAGTAGCGTTCACCCACGGCGACAGGGGCCCGGCAGAACCGACAGCCGTCTCGCGCGTTGGGCTCGACAGATTCCATCAGGTCCATGAGATCGGTCACAATTCCCCCTGCAGTGCTTGGCAGTACATCGCCTCGCAGATTTCGACATCGCGGTTAAAGGCTTCTTCCTTGCGTTTCACGTTGGTCCAGACCATGCCCTCGAGTTCTGGCACGTAGGGGATGTGCACGCGCACCGTCTCGGTCTGCCCAAAGCGGTACGCCCTTCTCACGGCCTGGTACATGCGCTCAAAGCTGTCATCGAAGCCCGAGAACACCATCGAGCGGCAGTGCTGGAGATTCATCCCGAACCCGATCAGCGAGGCTTTCGATACCAGGACCTGCAAGGCGCCGGTGCGGAATCGCTCCAACACGTCGAGCCGGGCCGCATCGCTCATGGAGCCCGAGAGCGCGCCCACGGTGAGCCCGGAGCCATCGAGTTCCTGGGTCAGGATCTCCGTCTCTTCGTCAAACACGGTCCACACCAGGACCTGCCGCCCCTCCCCCGCATCAGTCCGCACCAGATCGGCCACCGCGGCGGGCTTGGCAGAGGGAATGCGCGCCACCTTGCGACTCTTTCCCGCGGGACCGTCGTACAGAAACCCCTTGGCCAGTTGGGAAAGCTTCGTCCGCTCGGTCACACCCATGCGGTCATCGCTGAACAAGCCGCCACCTTTCGCCGCGACAAACGTGTACATCAGCTCGCGCTGCACGTCGGTGATGGGTAGTCGGTACTCCCGAATGTCCGGCGGCGGCAGCGTCGAGAGAATGTCACCCCAGCCGAAGTGCGACGGGTCGCGCAGATAGATCGACCAGTCGGCCATGAAGCGGTAGAACGCCGCCCGCGCATGGGGCTTGACCTGATAGTTCCCCTGCTTATCCCGCGTGAAGTAGGTCCACAGGATCTCTCCCTCGGTGCGTAGTTTCTCGAGGAAACTGGCTTGCGATGCGTACTCCATCGCCTCGTTCGGGGCTGGCGTGGCCGTAGCAGAGAGCTTGTATTCAATGCCACGCGCCGATTTGATGATGTTCCACTTGATGACTCCCCCACCGGATTTCAGCGTCGAGGATTCATCGAAGGCGAGCCCTGCACAGTGGCGGAGTTCGTCCAACGTGCCAGGAATGAACTTCTGCGCATTCGTGATGGCGATGCCAGGACCTGCAGCCGTACACCACGCGGTCAAGGCTTCCCGTGTCTCCAATCGTTCGATGGCCAGCTCATCGCCGTAGAACCGGCGCGCCTCCTCCAGGAGCTGTGGGATCACAGCCAGCGGCTCGAGGATCAGCACGCGCCCGACGGTCAGATGCCGCACCTGTCGACACCATTCGAGCAGCATTGGCCCCTTGCCTAAGCCGGTGTCGGCCCATAGCGCGAATCGCTTGTGATCCAGCGCGCGACTCACAATCCATCGCTGGTAGTCAAACAGGTAGTCGGCCAGCGGCAACCGCTCCGGAATCACGACTGCATCGGCCAGCCCGAGCAGTCCAGCGAAGCGCGCCGGCGCGGTGACGGTGTAGGCGTCCGTCTCCCAGTCGTAAGAGGTCTGCGACTCCGGTAGCGTCTTGGCCTTGAGGAAAAGCTGGTAGGCGTCGAGGTCGAAGGCACGGAATGCCAACGCGCACCGATCCCCGCGGATCTGAATGGGGTTAGACTCAACTTGCATCTCGACTCCTTGTGTCGTGGTGCCACGGTCGGGGAGGTTGCCGCCTCGCCCGGCCTGGTTATTCGCTGTCACTCGCCGCGCTCCCCCAGCGCCGCCAGCGCCGCGTCCATGCTGAGCTGTGCGCTGCTCAATTTCGACGCTCCCGCAGCATGTGCCATCGTGCATGACTCGCTGCCCACTGGGTGTGTGCTTCCATCCAGTGCGCCATCCAGCAGCCATCCCGGCCGGGCTCGCGTAGCAGGCGCTGGAGCTCCTCCAGCCAGTAGGTCACGTCGGCTTTGGCTTCCCGAATCGGTGTGTAGGTCATTTGCGGTCTCGCAGATTCGGGCCGTCGATCTTCAGCACCTCGCACATCTCGACAATCCGCCAGGTCGTGCGCTCGCCGATGTGCCCGGCCAATTCCTCGAGGCTCAGGTTGCTGGTGAACACGGTTTCGAGGTCTTCGTCGTGCCGGTGGTTGATGATGGTGAACAGCTTTTCCGCTACCCAGTCGGTGACCCGCTCGGCGCCGAGGTCGTCCAGCACCAGGAGCGGCACCGTCTTTACCTGCTCGATCAACTCGCGCTCGGTAGCGACTGCGTGCGGCCCGTAGGTCTCGCGGATGCGGTCCAGCAGGTTCGGTACCGTGAGGAATAGGGCAGCCTCGGTGCGGATCTCTACGTACTCATGGAGCAGTGACACCGCAAGCCCGGTCTTTCCTGTCCCAAAGGAGCCGTAGAGGAAGATCGATGGCTTCCGTCTGTCGAGCCACTCGCTAAACTCGCCCGCATCTTCAGGGCCGCATACCCAACGGTGCAGGTCGGCCACCACTTGCGCAGTCGATTCGCTTACGGGATAGGTCGCAAACGTGGCTCTGATGAATCGACTCGGCACCTGTGCACCGACAAAAAGACGGGCGAGTTCCCGCTCATTCCGTTCCCGCGCGAGCCGTGCGCCCTCCTGATGGGCTCGCTCCTTCGCCGCCAGTCCATCGGGGCATCCGCAGTATTCCTCGAATGAGTGAACCTCGGGGGAAAGGTAGCGACGACTGCGCCCACCTTCACCCAGGCACCAGCACCCTTCGGGGCGTTCAGCCTGGAGCGTGTCCCGGTAGAGTCCGTCACTCAGTTGCGTCTGCGCCCACTTGACCGCTTCGCGCGCCCGTCGCTCGTCATCCATGACCATGACCTGCGCAGCCGGCTTTGCTTGGATCACCTTCAGTTCCGTAATGCGGGCTGCTACCGTGGCCTCGAGCTCAGACGTACTTGGCAAAGGGACTAGGTACTCCCGCGGTAGCCGCCTCGGTTGATCGCTGGGTGTAAGTCCCAGTCCCTGAATGGCGTCCGAAAGGTTGACCAGCGGTGCCGTGTCCGGTTCCATTCCTTCGCTCCTCACATCGCTCAACATCGCGGTTCAGCCAGCGCACCAGATACAGGCGTTTGTCTTTCGCCTTATCCATCGCGGTGTGATTCAGCGCCGCAGCTACAGCATCCCGCGCCTTGTGCTCGCCGCCGAGTCGCGGCGCGTATTCCACAATCAGTTCCTCGACGTACTCGTCCGTGATCTTGAGCAAAGAGCGAGCGGATTTGATCGGCGTGGGCGCTGTCGCGTCAGCGACCGTACTCTCGGTAAGGTTCTGTTTGGTTTGGTTAGGTACGGTACGGTTAGGTACGGTTACCGCGTTCGTACTCTGGTCGAAACGCGTTTCACCATCACTCTTAAAGGAAGGCGGCGGCGTTTCGTCGCGGTGCTCTGCTCGCCAGCGCCGCAGTCGCTCGGCATCTGTACGCCGTTTCTCGAGGAGTCGGCCCGCGTAGTCCTGCCAATCGTGGAGCTGCCCGTCATCGTCGACAAAGCGGGCCCGCTTGAGTGCAGAGACGAACGCCTCGCCATCGCCGTCATAGCCCGCTGCCTCGGCTACTTCCTCGGGGTCAAACCCGCTGAGGTCGCCCTCCTGGGCGTACTCGAGCGACCACCACCACAAGAGATGCAGATGGCCAATAGCGCAAGGGACGGAGATGTCCAGGGTCTTAGCAAGTCGGATCGTCTTGGGATGACGGGCAAGGCTGGTGTGGGATTCGATCCACGGCATCAGCGCCACCCTCGGGGAGAGGATGCGCAGGGGGGTAGATTGCTACAATGTGCTAGTCGCATCAGATTACTCCTGGTGCGGACGGGCCTCGGGGTGCTTCCAACACCGCCGGGGCCTTCCTGTATTCAGTTACTGCGTTGATTATACTAAATTTCGTCACTGTCGGGTATCCGCAGTGCGCAGCATCGCACGACCATGCGCGTTGATCTCGTAGAGACTGCGGTCGACGCCATGCGACTCCACCTCGGTGATGTAGCCGTCCAGGAGTAGTGCCTTGATCGTGCCGGGCTCCAGATCCTGCCAGGGGCCAATCGGGCGCACGAGCTGGAAGCGGTGCCCCACACGCCACACGCGGCCCTCTGCAATCTGCCCCAGTAACTGCCGCTGGGTGTCGGTGAGTGCCGTAGCTGCCATGTGCCGCTCCTCTGTCTAATCGCTTTGAATAAGCGAGGGGGACGGCTACGATGAACCGTCCCCCTCGGGGTTAGATCAAAATGGAATCGAGTCCAGGTCTTCCGGTGCTCCTGCGCTGGCTGTCGCGCCAACCGCGACCGTCTGCTCGCCGTCGCGCTTGCTGTCGAGGATCTGCATTTCGCTGGCCGTCACGTCGAGGCTGAATCGCTTCTCTCCGTTGGCCGCGTCATAGGTGCGCGTTGCTAGTCGCCCCTCAACGTAGACCCGACTCCCCTTATGCAGGTACTGGCTGCAGACATCGGCCAGCTTCCCGAATGCGGTGCAGCGGAACCACTCCGTAGACTCGGTGCGCTCTCCGCCAGTGTTGCGCGTGGTGCTCACCGCGACCGAGAAGTTGGTGAGCTGGGTACCGTTCGGGGTGAACTTCGATTCAGGATCACCCCCTAGGTGGCCGATCAGGGTGACTTTGGCCAGTCCGGCCATCAGACGACTCCGTTCATGGTGGTTTGCGCGGCGGCCTGTTCATCCAACGCCGTCTTGAGTTTTCGGCTGAGGTCCAACATCTCGGCGCGGGTGGTATCTCGGTCGATGGCGTAGTAGCTGGTATCCAGTCCTCGTGCCCTGGCGGCATCCATGCCGCGCTGATAGGCTTCATGGTCTGCGGTGGTTGGCATCGGGGAAGCGACCTTCGGCGCGGCTGGAGGAGTCGGCGTCACTTCCTTCGCGGGTGGCGTGGTGGTGGTCCGCTCGGGCTTCGGCGCTGGAGTCTCCCCCTCGGGCAAGTCCTCGCCGGCGTAGAGGTAGAGCCCGAGTCCGAACATGGCGATGGCCTTCGTCAGACAACGCATCACCGCCGTATTGATCTGGAAGGCGTTCGGATTCTTGATCGCCTGGTTGGCCGCGTTCATCACCGGAAGCACTGCGGATCTGGTCTTGCCTTCGATGGTCACGTTGACCTTGACGACCGCGGTGTCATCCCTCAGCCACATGCAGGGCTGGAGCGTGCCATGATCGTCGCCATACTCCACCAGTTGCCAGTTGGCCTCGGGGTCTGCCTTCAGCACTTCCGCCCACGCCCAGCACCACGAGAGATAGGTAAACTTCCCCTTCTGCTCGGTATGGTCGTTGACGTTGACCGTGAGAAATTCGGTCACGATGTCGTCTCCCGTTGCGCAGCGATGCGGCGTGCCTCATTCGCCTCGCGGTAGTGCTGCAGGCAGAACACGCGGCCATGCTTGCGACGGCTGTAGGTGGCGAGTAGCTCGGGCGTCCACATGGTGCCGTCTCGGAAACGGATGTCCTTCAGCGGCTCGTCGCACAACTCGCAGGTGAATTGCGGTGTTTCGCTCACGATGTCGTCTCCTTCACCGGCAGCCCCAGCATCCGGCGGGCGGACTCGCGGCGCTGCTCGATGTAGCGGGCGAATAGCGGGTCGAGCCGGTGGCGGGCGTCCTGCTCGGCGCAGATGCGCGCGAATTGCTCAGCGGTCATGCGCCACCTCGACAACATGGTGATCACGGAGGCGCCGATCGGTGGTCTCCAGTGCTGAGATCACGTCGCCTAAATCCTCGTCATCCCCGAAATAAATCTTGATCGACCAGAAATAGGTGCCATCTTTGTGGCGGTGCAGCTCGATGCTGCTGCGACTCTCGCGGGTCGTCGGCTCGCTCATGGCCACACCCCATGCCGCCACAGCGCCGCCAGCAGCACCACCGCGAACAGCGTGGCGAGGTAGGCCCCGCCGGCAATCCCGTTCAGTACCGCACGCCAGTGCCGCCGCACGAACAGCCACAGCGAGCGCCGGGTGAGCCGCCGCTGGTGCCGGTGCCGGGCCGGGGCGTAGGCCACCGGGTGCAGATGGGCGGTCATGACGCCCGCTCCAGAGGCTGGCCAGCGAGATACCAATAGAGTCGTTTGGATTGCCACTGTCGTTCTGCGTCCCTGGCTGCGTCCCCGGCTGCGTCCCAGGCTGCGGCCCTGGCTGCGTCCCAGGCTGCGGCCCTGGCTGCGTCCCTGGCTGCGTCCCAGGCTGCGGCCCTGGCTGCGTCCCCGGCTGCGGCCCTGGCTGCGGCCCTGGCTGCGTCCCAGGCTGCGTCCCAGGCTGCGGCCAATTCCTCTTGTGTGGCTTCACCACGCGCGAAACGCCGCGCGACTGCGATGCTCTCCCAGGATCGCGGATCGGGTTCGCGCCCGCGTTCTCGCTCACGATTCAGGGCTCGCTCGGCACAATCGCAGGCGAACAGGCGCGCAACCTGCGCATCCCAGTTCTCCACCCGGCTGACGAGTCGGGCACGGCGTACCACGACCTTGCTTTCGTCGGTGTCATTCACGTCCACCCGATCGCCGTCGTACTCTGCGATGAAGATGGCGGGACCGATCCAGTTGACCAGATCGGATGCTCGGCAGAGGTGGTAGCCATTGCGGCAAGGGTCCAGTGCGCCACGAATGGCGGGCATCCACTCGCCGGGACCGTCTGCGGTTGGCAGGTGCCACTGTCCCTGTCCGCCGTGATAACAACTACCGTCCTCGTTGAGGATCTTGTACAAGCGTTCAGACTCGCTCACTTCGCCCCCTCCCGCTCGGCGGCGCGGCGCTCGGCATCGGCCCACAGCACGTCCAGAAGCCTCTGGAGGGCGCACCCCGCCTCGGGGCTGATCCGCTATCTCGATGGAAACCACGGCGCACGTCGACTTCTAGGGCATCCCGGTAGGCGATCATGCTGGAGATCACCGCGCCGTTACTCTTGGTGATGACCACCACCTCGTCACGGGTGGGGTACACTAGGGTTGGTTCAGGTTCCACGTTCTCTCTCCTCCTTGACGGTCGAGCGCTAACGACGCTCGGCCGTTCTTGTGTCCTGGGGCTGCGTCATTTCGGTGGCCATCACCTCCTGTGCGGTCACCTGTTGGCACTGGGCGATCAGCCCGGCCATCACGGTCTACAGCTCCTCCAGCTCGGACTTCCGAATTAGCACCCAGCCCGCCTCACCGATGGCGCGGTACGCGGCGGCATCCCGCACCAGTGCTTCGTGCTCGGTCTTGATTTCCTGCCATGACCGTCCTTGAACCATTGCGTTTACCGCAGCGACGGACGTATTGAATGCCTTCGCTACATCCTTCCTATCCACCCCCATATGCGTCACCCCCGTGAGAATCAATAAGACTTGGCGCTGGGTGAGATTCGTACGGGACGAATTCTCTCCCTTAAAAGTCACCGTGCGGCGCCTCCCTTTGCTGTCCATGTCCTCCATGTTTTCTTTCGGAGTCCCGAGGAATAGATGGTCAGGACGGACGCAGAGCGGGTTATCACAGTGGTGACAGACAAAGAGACCGGGTGGGATTGCTCCGTTGTGAAGCATCCAAGAGTAGCGATGAGCCCCCATCTTGCGACGATGGGCAAGGTTCATTCCGCCGTAGCGATTGCCCGACCGTGACTTCACGGTCCATTGCCAACACGCACCTAGTGTTACGGCCAGAATTGGGCCATTCTTATCTACGTGGTCCCAGAACCTCTCTACATCTGGCCGATCTCTCCCCTCGTAAGCGCAGGGGAGAGAGCAGAATCTGCCGCCTGACTTGCGGTCATTGGCAATGGTTGGTCGGAACAACTTCCCACAGACAGCACAATTCCTTATGTCCGCGAGCCGTCTCCTTCTGGAGTCCCTGTCAGTAATCAGCTCGCGGTCGATGGCCTCGGTCAGCGGCGTGGTGTCGGGCGGCAGGATGTCGTGGCTCACTGCCCCGCTCCCTTCGCCTGCCGCACCAGTCGTCCGCACTCAGAGCTGAGCCGGAGCGCATCCGCCAGCGCGTTGAAGGGGGCTTGCTCCAGCGGGGCGCGCAGCATGATCTGCTCGATGGTGTAGGTAAGCGTGGAGACCAGCCGCTCGGCATCCTCGATGCCTGGCGGCGTGGCGGTGCGGATCGCGCGGATGGTGGGCGGGGCTCCGGTCATGGTGCACTCCATTCGATGGATCGGTGCTGACTGCCCCAATTGATCGCATCACCGCAGTCCGGCATCCAAATGTCTACGTGGTTGCCGAGTACCCCACCTCCCGTGTCGAGCGCGGTAAACGTGCGGCTGGTGCCAGCAATGTCCACTTGCGCGTAGAGTGGGATCACACGGGGGTCGACCGCCACCGCACCCCAGCGGGTGTACTCGCCGGTGCGCATCGGCCCGTGAATGCAAAACGCCGTCACGCGGAAGGTGCCGCTCCCCGAGGGAGCCTGCGCCGAGGCCGGGACACTAGTGGCCGCCAGCAGCGCAAGGGAGAGGGCCACGGATCGAGTGCTCATACCGGCACTCCCTTCTGCCGAAGGGCTCCCTGCTCAGCATCCCGATACCCGGCCTGGTAGGCGTCGATGTCGCCCTGGTCCCAGGTCGTGAAGTTGGTTCGCATCGGCTCGCCGTGCTGCTGAATGTGCACGCCATGTCGGTACGACCAGACGTGCTTGCGATGCGCGGCGGGCACAATCAGGGCGGTTGCGCCGAACGACGGCGTGTAAGCGGTCACGCGGATACCTCTCCCATCTCGCGCTCTTTGCGCTGCTGGCGCTGGCGCCGCTCAATCGCTGCAACTTGGAGCCACGCGGGGGCTTCGTCCAATGCGCGCTCGAGGAGGAGGGTGACGATCACGGCAAACGGCATGCCCGTGTCGTCTGCCCACTGCTGGACTCGCCCCACCAGAGAGGTTGGAATGCGGGTTACTCGCCCATGGCGATCCGCGTGTACTTGCACCCTGCGCGCCTCCCGTTGCATACCTGCATGCGTGTTGTGCATGCATCATGATACATCGGTTACATCATGCATGCAACGATTTAGGTATGCACGGAATCGGGAAAACGAGCGCACCTGCGAAGGAGGGTGGAACCGGGGAGAACGGGATGCGTTATCATGCGTGTAACTATTCGTACATGATGTAACGCGACCAGACCGGAGATGGAGCATGGAATTACGAGACGTGGTACGAGCCGAACTGCACCGACGGAAGTGGAGTCAGTCCGAATTTGGGCGGATGGTCGGGGCGAATGCCGCGTTGGTCAGCCGGTGGCTGAGCGAATCGGCTCCGGTCGTCCCTGGGCCGTATTACTGTCGGCGCATCGCGGAAGTGCTTGGGCTCCCGAAGGCGCACATCATGCAACTGGCCGGGCACGATGAGCCAACCCCAGCCGAGCCGTCCGGGATCGACATGGAAAAGCAGCAGGCGCTTTTGGCCTTCGAGCGCATATTAGATGAAAGGCCGCGGTCCCGCTGGCGTGGCATCGTCGCCATCACGCGCGGAGTGGCGGAGGCGCTCGAGGATGAGGTGCCACCGGACCCCTCCACCCATCATGGAAACGACGATGGTAGAGATAATGTGAATAGGCATAATCTCGTAGGAGTTTTGGTCGCATAGCTGCCAAATAAGCACGCAAAGCTGCCAATAGCACCTATAGATAATTGGCCAGGTGGCTGATGTCAAATGGCACTCGTGATAGTATCATCCGGCACTCACGACGATTGACTGATTGAGGGAGCGGTATGCAATGTCCTTGCGGCAACAGCGCCGTCACTGACGGTGACTTTGAATGCGAGCGAGGGAAGGCGAACTATCACCCGTGGAGTGGGGGCGGGCTACTGGTCTCACCCTGCGGGTCGTTCATGTGGCGACAGGGGGATGACCGTTGGGAGGTGGTTAGTGGGTCAGTCGGGGCAAAGTCGGCCGATGGACCAGATAAGCCGGACGCGGGAGTGATCGTGGCCACTACGCGGGGTAAACTGGTGATAACCGTGTCGCTCGTGGTCGATCTTACGGGACTGGTGGATGACCAGTAGCTTGGGCTTCACACAATCCGTCTAGTGGGCTTGGTAAAGATAATATTCCTTAGCTATGTCAACATAACGATTAATGCTTAGTTGGTGACCGTGTGTCAGGGAGGAGGCCCGAGCATGGAAACGACCATTGTTGCAGGGGGTTCAGGTGGCCAACTCGGATTCTGAAAAGCAAGAGACGCATTGGGATGACTGCTGGCGGGTGCATCTTCCGTGCGCGGTAGTGAGAATCGAAGAGCTTACCACGCAGGTGGGTGCGGGGCTGACGGCGCACAGCCGCGATGCGATGGCCGATATGTTGGCGGAGGCGCAGACGGTGACCGATGCCCAGGCTGCCCGAATCGCGGCGCTCGAGTCGCGGATAGCCGAGATGGAAGACGACCGGCAGCAAGCGGCGTGGGAGCGCGAGGAGGCTGACCGTGGCTGAGGCGCGGCGCGCACGGGATGGGGATGAGCGAGACTGAGCAGGACGCAGCCAGAGAGCTATTCGACGCATGGCTCGCCGCGCTGACCAATGAACCTGGCTGGATGAGTCGCGGAACCTTTGACCTGTGCCGCTCCGCATTCGACGCCGGCGTGGCGCACGGGCGGGCGGAGGCGCTGGAGGCGCGGATTGCCGAGTTGCGCACGCATCTGGACTGGATGATGGCGCATGTCCTGGAGTCGCGCCCGGATGACGATTGGCTCAAGATCATGCTCCGTCAGGCGCTGAGTAGCTTGGAGCCCAGCGACCGTGGCTGAGGCGCGGCGCGATCAGCCGCCCTGCCGCTGAATCTTGGCCACGATGCGGGCCCGCAGCTCAGGCCAGCAACGCGGTGACAATCTGCTCTAGTCGGTCAAGGCCAGCCGTGCCACCCTGCACCGCTCTCCGACAGGCTTCCCAATCCTCCGCGTCGGCCATCGTCTGAATGTCGCGCCCCGCAAAGTACCAGGCGAACACCTGAGCCGCTGGTACGGGCTCGAGCGCGCGGTCGGGAACACTTACGAGATCAATCCCGATGGCATCACCAGCCGCCTGGTAATTTGATGTCCAGGTCAGTTGAATAAATCCCCGCCCATAGTACGGATAGTACCGCAGGTTCACCGCCCGCCATGCCTCGTCCATCCAGAATGCTTCCCGCACGGGGGCAAACGTGCTCGCCGTCTCGATCGCTACGGTGCCGCAAGCCACCGCCAGCGTGTTCGTCGACGACTGCCCCACCGCCTGGAGCTCCGCCAGGATGCGCGGCCAGTGCTCCGCGATGGTGGCTGCTGGGCAGCCCGTCGCGGCGGCGATCTCCTCCACCGTCCAGGGCGAGCCCTCTACGGGCGGCCGCTCGAGGCCGTGGATGCGCCGATGGCCATAGTAGTGCTCTTGCCAGTAGTCGGAGCCGTAGTCGGTGAGCCCGACCCCAGCCGGGATATGCGTATCCCACATCTGCCCCACGGGTTGCGGAGCTCGAATGATCCCCAGGTGCGTTACCGTGTCGGCCGGGGCATAGGTCCGGGTGAAGAAGATAAGGTCGCCGGGTTGGACATCATCCCCGGTGTCCTGGGCGTTGTCATAGATTCGTTGGGCGCTGGTGTAATCGGGATTGCCCAGGTCGACGCCGATATCTGCGAAAACCTTACACACAAAGCCCGAACAATCCAATCCTCCGTCACGGTCAATGTCTTTTCCCCCGAATACATACGGCACCCCCTCGTACTTACGGCACGCAGCCCACAGTTGATCAAGTTGTGACACCCCCGGTCCCACCGGGTTAGGATCGAAACCGATAGGCGCTTTCGGCGTCGGCCTCGAACCAGGCGGAGTCTACTGAGGTGATTTTGGGGTAGGCGTGAAAGGTCCCGTACTCGAACGGATGGAGTACCTCGTTAGTGGTCTTGTACTCCTGGCCGTAGTCCTGACCTGGGTCCATCCCCTTCGCCCGCATCTGTTCAAGCCGCTTCGCAATCGCTGGGTGCATCTAACATCCTCCTCCACTGTGCGCGGGCGCCGTCTGCGCATTCGGTCGCGCCGGCGCCTTCTGGTCTATCGACTCGTGTCGGGCGACAATCTCATCTACGGTCTCTGCGAGATACCTGCGAGCCAGTGGCGGCAGTCGGTGCATCTCGGTACGGGCTTCCGCCCCGGAGCGGTTCAGATGGTGCGCGGCGTAACTCTTCATCTCATGGTCATACTCCGCGTCGAGCAGTGTGATGAGGTCGTCCACCTGCTCATCCGTCAGGGGGGCCCGCCCCTCCGGCCGCTGGTGAAACGGGTCAGGGATAAGATGACCCGCCTGCCCCGCCTCGAGCGCATCGAACACCTCCCGCAGAAAGGCCGTGACTTCATTCTCGTAGGGCGTGATCCACGTGTTCTCGAACCATCGCCCCTCGATCATGGCCGCCATTCCTTGATACGGCGGGCAACGCGCTGAGTTTGTGAGGGGCAGAGACGCGATGGATCTAACCTCCGCCCCGGCTCGGATTGGGGCAGAATGGTCGGTGTCGTCTTCGTAGGGGTAATCGTCGGTGCGGTCTCAGTCACGGTAGCCTCCGGTCTCGTCCCAGGTGCCACGCATCCCCTCCACTTCGTGGGCTAAGAGTGCGTGGCGGATCTCTTCGCGGCTCGGCTCAGTGTGCTCCCTGACCGGCCAGAGCTGCGGATCTTGCAGCCCCAGCAGCGCGGCCAGGATCTTGCGCAGAAGTCGGAGCCCGAATTGCTTATCCGCCCCCAGCGCATCGAAGGGGCTCACGCGGTCTTTCGCGTGCCACAGCTCGGCCTCGGTGAGAACGACGGAGAGCGTCTCCGGGGCATCCTCGCCGGTTAGCTCTAGCATCACACTGCCCAGGCGCTCTAGCGCTCTGTACGGCACGATGCGCTGGTCCTCGGTGCCGGTCTCGAAGGTCTTGATCTTGTCGACCAGCCAGCAAGCCTCCGTGGCAGTCAGTTCGATGCTCGCCTCAGTCTTCATTCATCCGTCCCGCCTGGTACTGCAGGCGCGCGAATTCCAGGCGGCACGCCTCCACGGTTTGCTCGAGGCTCGCGCGGTCGTTGCGCTCGCGCAGGAGCAGGAGACGGATGATCTGATCCTCGGTGATCTCGAAGGCGGACATAATCCCAATCATCATCAGATCGTTCTGCCTGAGCATCGTCACCTCCACATTCCGACGCCCAGCCGCGCGCACAGATAGAGCAGCGCCCCACCGATGCAGAGCGCACCTAACACGGCCAGGGCGAGCTCGATCAGTTGGGCGCACTCGCGGCGGGTCATCAGACGAGCCGTCCGCCGGCCAGCCAGGCGAGGCAGAGGCACGCAACCGCGAACCAATGCCAGCCGAGTTTATGACCGGCGATGATCACCTCAGACCCTGCCATGATGAACAGGACCACGGCGATAATCACGAACACGGTGACGGGTTGTATGTCGAGCATGGGTCTAACCTCCAGGTGGGTTGAGTGGTTCATTAGGTCGCGCGGGTGGAATCGTCAGGGCCGCATTCGCCCCATCCGAATGGGCTTTGTTCACGGCGCGTTCTGCGAACAGCCAGGCGATCACCGGCCCGGCTAGTCCGATGAACACCTCGCTACTGATCAGCCGAGTGATGAAGCCCCAGGTCAGGGCACCGGCGAACATGATGATGATGGCGGGCCGCACCAGCGCATTTATCGTCTCGGTGGTCATCGGGCAACTCGCTCGACCATGAGGGCTACGAAGCCCATGAGCGAGATGCCGGCCACGAACAGCGAGAGCACAAAGCTATTCGACGTCTGGCGGCTCGCATTGGTTTCCCGAGTGCCCAATCCCATGCCCTCGATGCGCGTGAGCCGCTCCTTAATGTCACTGATCTGAGCAGAGAGCGCATCGGTGGTTGACTGAAAGAGATCACTCTGTTTATTCAACGTCTCCGCCACCGCGCGCTCACTCTTATCGATGGCCTTCTGATTCGCCTCTCCCTCCTTGGCCGCGGCCGCGGCCTGGGCAGCGAAGGCCGCGTCGACAGCTACCTTGTTGTCCCGAGCCTCGCGCTCTCCCCGCGTATCCCGCTCGGCGAACTGTGTCTGGATGCTCGAGAGACGTTCGTCGACGGTCAGGAACCGCTGGTTCATCAGTTGCATAAGTTGCTCTAGCCGCTGCTCCAATTCGGCAGGATTTTTGTCACGGGCCACCTGGAGTAGCCTGACCGCTTCCGCCATCCCGTCCAGGCGCGCATCGCGGGTTGACACGATGCCATCGATACGGGTTTCGAGGAGCTCGCGGAGACTGGCAATCTCCCGAGAGAGCGCGATCCGCGTAAGCTCAGTCGGGTCCGGCACGGGCCGCGAGTCGGGTCCGTGGTGCATCGGTTCCATCAGCCCCTCCTCTCGCCCCGGCCGATCAGGGCCACCCCGACTACCAGCAGGACCATGATCACCAGCGCGGGGAACCGCTCGGCCAACCAGGCGCGGAAGTCATCCACGGGTCACACCTTCGGTTTGCGTGGCGAGCATGGAAATCTGCCAGCGAGTCCAGGCGGTCAAGAGCGAGATGCCGATGAGCAGGAGTTCGATCACAATGATGGCTGCCATAGCCAACTCACTCCCGACGTCAGGGATGCCACTTGGCGTCTGGCTCGGGATCACCAGGGCCCGCACCGCGAGCCCGGCCAGGATCAGGAAGCAACTCACCAGACCGGTGGCCCGCAGGAGATTGCTGCGCGCCACTACGTACAGCACGGTGTCCGACTGCGTGCGCAACACCGCCACATCCTGCCGACTGTCGACCACCACCCAGCCACACACGATGAGGCCGAGCAGTGCGATCAGCGCGCGCACGAGCTCCAGCGGCGTCGTCAACTCCGCCATCAGATCGACGGCTCCCCCGCCGGGGGGTCGGCTTGCCGCAGTAGCCCGCCCTGCCCCTCCGAGGTAATCTCTATGCGCATCCACTCGCGCACCCGGCGCCGCACGCTGACACTCTGCAAGGAGAGCCCGGCCAGCACCACCTCACACGAGAGAAACGCGAAACCAGCCCACACGGCCACCAGATCCGGGTCGCCGGTCGGCGTAGGGCTCGGCACCGTCATGGCCCGGATGCCAATCAGCGCAAATACCAGTTGCACCCAGCCCAGCCCCAGCGCACCGAGCACGTTAGCCCGCCGAATCAATTGTTCCGCGCGGGTGTACTTTCCGCTGAGCACCCCGGCATCACGCCACGCATCCAACCCGACCCACAGATGTAAGCCCAACGCCACCAGCGCGGTCATGGTCCACAGCAGCTCGATTGGTTCCACGGTCGACGGCATCAGTCCGTCCGTCGTAAGCGGGGGAGCAAGGCGTCCCGCTCCGCCTGTAAGGCCCGCATCCGCGCCAGTCGGTCCAGGGATTGTTGGGCGGTGATCTCCGCATCCTGTACGGTCTGCACCTTCTCCGGGGCGATGCGCTCGAGCAGGCGGGTGGTCTCATCCACGATGCGATCCATCTGCACCTCCACCGCCGCGATCTCCATCTCGTCGGCCACTTCGGCCGATCGCGAGCGCTGGCGCGACCGTCCGCTAAACCAGTCCTTCACGTGGTGCCACCATGCCCGTGCCCCCTTCATCGCAATCCTCGTAATTCGTCCGACTCTAATTCGTCGGATTGGTCCACCCGATCCCGCACGGTCTCTAGCAGCGCCTGCGAGGCCCCCTGGGCTCGCAGCGCGGCGAACAGCATGCGGTCGGCCCGGTTCTCCGCTCGCAAGGCCCGCCGCTCCATATCCCGGAACTGTGGCCCTGGCACCCAAGCGCCTAGATAGAGCGTGATGATCGCCAGGACCAGCGCGATCATCGCCCCTGCGGGACCCGCCAGCCCCTTGATAGCCTCGTCGATAGTCACGCGCCATTACCTCCACCACACTCAGGCGCGCCACTGAACGAGCATTCCGTACCATTTAGCGCCACCGCCTCCCACCGTATCGGTGACCGTGGCAATGACTCCGGGCGTGAGGGAGCTAAACGCTCCCAGCATACTGGCCGAACTGCCGCCCACCCGATAAGTGGTGGCCACTACCATCGTGTTCAGGTCGGTCGGGATGGTGAACGAAAATGACATGGCGGCGACGTTGCCCGCCGCCCCATCGGAATAGTCTGCCGGGAAGGTGCCCGGGTTATAGAGATCGGGCCTCGGCGTTACCCACGCATAGCCCATCGTCTGCGTGGTACTGGACGCGCGGGCGATCTCGCGCCAGACGCCACTCCCCTCACTCATGAGCGTCAGGACACTGCCAGCCGAAGCCACCCAGTTTGCGGCACCTTGGAGCACGATGGCCCCCGCCTGATGGCGCACAGTGGGGGTGCTGTCGAACTCGAGCCAGATGACGGTGCCGGCTTGCTTCGTGGTAATGGTGTTGACCTGCGTGGTGCCGGTCACGTGGTAATAGTTGCCATCGCCCCCGAGCGCGAGCGCGTTGGCGGATGCGATGTCGGCGCCCTTCGACTGTTGCAACATCCCGGCGCCGAGCGTGACATGCACCGGCGTGATGGTGGATGCCCCATCCCCTCCAGCCCCGCTATGGGCATGAGTGGAGAGCGCGCTGAGGTTGTCCCGGATGTGCAGGTTCATAAGCGCGGCCGTGACGACTTCGCCAACGCTCCAGGTCCTCGGGCTCGTCCACGCCATCAGTTACTCCTCAGTACGCCAATTTGGTGTCGGTGTCGAGCACCGATCGGGTTTCCACGATCCAGAAGCTGTCGGGCTCAGCGCGGCTCACGTTCCAGAAGATGACCGGCCGAGGATCACCCTCCATAACAACAGATTCCTCCACGCCTTCTAAAAAGTAGTCCTCCTCGATCCCGGTGGTGCCCGGCAGCGAGTGATGAATGGTCAGCCTGGTGCCGATGTCGGCCGCGAACACCAGCGGCCACAGCGCCGAGTCCGCCCAAGGGTCGATCTGGATGCGCCGAAACCGCGACGTTGGCTGACTGCGCTGGTAGACCAACCAATCGGCCCAGCCCTGCGCATCCTCCGCCCCGGCGAGTTGCGCGGCGGTAGCCGGGTCCAACTCGAAGTCAATCACGCCGTAGTCGTCTTGGGATGCGCTGTCCTCTGCTACCACCGCGGTATCGAGCGCGGTCTGCACCACGGCGACGGAGATGGTGGGTGGCCCAATGACATCCGTCGCATGGAGCGTGGCGGTCATCAGCGGCACGTCAGTATGGGCCAGGTCGCCCACAAACGAGACGTCGGTTACCTGCCCGACCCAGTTGGCCGCCTGACAGCGCACATTGCCCGGACGGATGGAGGGCAGCGCCTCGAGCGCCGCCTGGATCTCGTCCTGGCTGGCGTTCACCAGGATTTGCCCCGTTGTATAGCCCGCAAACGTGAGGTCGAACCACCCGCCGGTGACCGTGCCGATGAAGCTGACCCGCTGCACCTCGTCGAGCGAGCCAGTGAACGGGATCGTTACCCGGTTGATCAAGCCGGCATCGTCTAAGACCGGCTGGGGCGTGGGAATGGGGTAGTCCCCTTGCGCCCCGAACACGCCGATGCTGGTCTGGGTCAGGCGCCAGTGGCGGTCGTGATAGACCGCCACGCCACTGGCCTGAATGTAAAATGTGCCCCGTCCCGCTTTAACGATCAGATCAAGGTGCTCGAGTACCGGCGTCTTGACCAGGGATGCGGCCGGCGGTTGGAATGTGCCGTCTGAGTCCAGCGTGACCGTCGCAATGCCCGCCGCCGTTAGTACCTCGTCTACTCGCTCCCAGTCGGTCTCCGCCGGGAAATCTGCGGTGATCTTCTGGCCCAACAATCGCTTATAAAGATCCTGTCCCGCGAGGGTGACATTCGCCCCGAGTACCAAGGGTTCAGCGGCGTAGCTATCAATGAGGACCGTGCCCCGGTAATACGTCTCGCCGCCGTAGTACGCGACCACCCTCAGCGCGCGCTTCAGCTTGAGATCGGGATAGTACGAGCTGGCGCTATTCTCCGGGTCGAGCTCGGCATCATCGTCGTCAAAGTCACAACTGAGTGAGCCGGCCGCGATGCCGCTGAGGTTATCCTGTCGCCCTCGCTGCGCCCGGTAGCCCATGAATCGGGGGCTGAGCTCCTCCCATCCCGGCCCGTCGCCCACCCAATCAGCCGGGTTCGTGGAGGGGTGAAACTGGGCATAGAAACCAGGGATCTCCGCCGGCAACGTCGGCTGGTCAATGAAGGTATTCGGCCCCAGGCAAATCTGCACATCGCAAGTAGAGGAAGCCCCGGCCCCGGTGACTTCCCACGCGAGCGCATAGAAGAGATACTCTCCAGCCAGCGTGAGGGCCGGGATGCTCTGACTGGCCAGAGATATTTGGGCCGCGCTGGTCGTGAGATTGGTGACCGTGGTACCGACCATCGCCCCGCTCGTCACCTCGGTAGCTCCTTCGCCGGTAGGAGAGAAGCTCCGCCAGATGCGGCAGCGCATACGCCCATCCTGACTGCCACCCACCACAGTCGCCTGTACCGCGACACTGACCGTCCATGTACCGGCTGCGATCCCACCGCGGTAGATGCCGGTACGGAAGCATTCCCCATCCAGGGGTGCGCCGGAGGGCTGCGCAGTCGTGCCCCAGTCCCCGGCATCGGTCACCGCCACTCCCCGTTGCATCCGCGCATAGTTCGGAGCGGAGCGCGTGCCCACTCGCCACCCCGTGGAGGTGGTTGTGTCGAACGGCGACGGGGGATCTCCGCCCACTTGGAGCCGAGCATGATTGGACCCCTGCGCGCGTTGGGTGGGGATGGGGTAAAACGTGTGGACGGTAGCGAGAGGCGGCTCGGCCCCCGCACCGGCGTTGTAGAGGTCGCTGATGTCTGTGGGGCTAAGGGAGCTCGCCCAGCCGCCCCAGGCGTCGTACAGCCCCTCTCCGTAGGCGATGCTGTCCCACTGCGTGCCCGCCAGGTTAAACGGCGCCGCGCCGTTAAAGAAGGTGCCCGAGAACGCGACCGAGACTTCGGTGCCGTTGTTAACCGAGAGATACAGCGTGTTGCCCGAGCGGCGGACCACGATGAAATACCAGGTGTTCGCAACCGGAGCGGCCGACCAAGCGAGGATAGAGGCCGCCGTCCCGTCCGTGGAGTAGGCGAACGAGAGTTTGTTGGCGTTCCCCTGGTCGGTGAACAGCAGATACGACTTGTTGCCGGCTCCGGTGCCCTTGCCGAGAATGCCGAGGTACTGCGCGAACGCGGCGGGACTCTTCCACCAGCCAGCGAAGGTGAAGTCACCGCTGCCCAGCTCGAAGGCGGCTTCATCGGCCCGGCTCAAGTACTCCGAGTTCGCCCATACGCTTTGGGCCGCGTCACCGATCTTGCCCGCCGCGGAGGTGACGGTGTTATTGTCGGTGAGATCCCGGCCGGCGATCGAATCAACGCGATTCCCACTCGCCTCATTCAGCTTGTAATAGAACTTATCCGGTGTAGGAATGGTCATCCGAAGCCTCGAGGCGGCACGGCGAACCACGGGCGCACGCGGTGCGTCTCCGGTCCCTCGTTGGCCACCCGCTGCCACTCCTGGCCCTCGATCACGACGGTCAGGGTCGCGGTGTAGCCGATCCCACTGGGCCCGTCGTACACGTCGACCTGCATGGCACAGGGGAGGTTGGCATTGCGTAACACCGGCGGGTACGGCTCGGTCTGGTCGGTGGGGGCCCGCGTGCCGATGTCGGGCCGCTTCTCGTCGCCGTCCGCTGGCGCCACCGAATGCGAGCGCAGGCCCTGCCAGAACCGGTTATTGTGCTGAGCCGCAAAGGTGCGCTGCTGCGCTTCCATCGCGGGCAACAGCCCGTTCATCTTGGCGTCGATCTGTGCGAGGATCTCATCACGCGAACGGTTGGCCTTCGCATTGCCCCGCATCAGACCAACGCCCCCACGCCCCGCTCGAGATTCGACTGGGCATACCGGCGGTCCCGCTCGCGGTTGTTGCGGTTCAGGTTGTCGCCGTCGAGGTCGATCCGTACCTTGGCGATGGCGGCGGCCAGCTTGTCGTAGTCGATGATCTCGCCCCCACTCCCGCCCGCCATCGGTACCACCATCTCTGGCCCCGCCTCACCGATGAGGGCGAGGGTGGGCGTGGTGACGAGGCCCCCCTTCGCCATCGCGCTGATGCCGATCTGCGGCATGATGAGCGGGGTATGGGCGTTGCCGGGGCCGGTGCCGCCGGTGCCCCCGCCCCCCGTGCCCGCGCCGTAACCCTGTCCCACGGCAGCGTTGACCTGTTTCACGGCTGACGCGGCCTCAAGGGCCGACTTGGTAAGCTCGTCATATCTTGCCGCCGTGATAGCGCCCGGCATGCCCCGGAGCGCGTTCTGTAGATCCGCCGTGGAGGTCAGCAGCGTCTGGTTGCCCGTGGCGGCTGCCCGCGCTCGCTTGTCCAGGTCTTCGTACCGTGCGGCTGAGATGGCGCCCGGCATCGCACGCAGCATGTTCTGGAGGTCGGCGGTCGACTTGGTAAGCGCGATGGTCGCGGTGGTGGCTCCTTCTAGTGCACGGATACCGCCAGTGAAGTAGGAGCCTTCACCCGGACCAACTATCCCGAGCCGGTCCACCGCACCCCGGAAGCCGCGCATCACCAGCGATCCCGCGCTCGTGTTTACGGCCGGGGCCATTTCTCCAAGTCTGTCTACTGCGCCACGAAAGCCCCGCATGACCAATGATTCCGACGCAGCTACGACCGCCGACTCCCCCTCCTGAATGCCCGCCACGATGCCGAGCGCGATGGGCAGTCCTACCTCGCGGGCAAACAACTTCGACGGCGACCGTGCCTCGATCGCGGCCTTCGCTCCGGCCAATGCTTCGGAGGCGAGTCCTTGCAACCTGGCCACGATGGGGCCGGGGTTGATCCCGGAAACGATGCCCGAGACGATGGCCACGCCCAGCTCCATCGCCCGGTCACGGAAGGTGCCGGCCATGCCGGAGATGGCCGCCGCCGCGTTGTTCAGCGCGGTACTGACGGTGGTTACCAGCCCGTCGAATGCCTCGCCTACCGCATTCTTGAGGTTGGCCATGGCGACGACGGTGTTAAAGATGGTGGCAATGAGGAGGTCCAGGCCCTGGCCCCATGTATCCATCATGGCCCGGAAGGCTGTCCCGATCGGCCCCACCAGCGGCGCGAGGGCATCGGCCACCATGCCCAGGAACTTGACGGTCTCGGTCAGTTGCCGCCCGAACCCGGGGCCGTACTCCTGGATGAAGGGGATCACCTGATCCTTGGTGAACTTCCCGAGCCCATCGGTGACCTCTCGAATGGCCGGATTCAGTTCCCGCCCGAGCATGATG